TGTATGTCTTCCTTTTGTTTTTTTATGATCTTAGCCTGATCCTCAATCTCTAAGAATAATTTATCATTCTCACTTATGGTCTCTTGCTTTGGAAATTTTAATATATTATTCATCATACTTTTCCTTTCACATGCATTGAGTGTATTTTTACACCTATAAACTCATTGTAATATTCATCACTGAAAAGAACTTCTCTGTCAAATTGTTCTTTTGCTTCAAAGTAACTCATAATACCCTTTGATTTACACAACCGAATAATATTTCTTTTGAACCTAGATTGGCCCTCATTTTCTACAAGTAGTTTTACTTCTTCGTTTGAGCCATAATAATTCATCCAATCACTCTGAGTTCTTTTAATTCTTTTTCTTTTCTTACCTTTTAATGGTGGTAACTTTCTTACTGCCCAAAATAATTTTTTACCGATATATTTTTTATCATTACTCAAGTCTGTAATTTCATAAACAAAACCAACCCAAGGTTCTAATTCCTCTTGGGTTGGTTCAAATATTGCGTTTTCAAAAAACCACACTATCCTTCTTCTTCATCATCTTCTGTGTATAGTTCTATAGGACTTCCACACATTGGACAACATTCTGGTTCTGCGTCATTATCACCATTTAAAACTTCCACATGTGTTTGATATTGACACATTGGGCAATCAATATAAAATGTTTCTTTCTTCGCCATATACTATCCTTCGCATGAAGCACAAGTCATAATATCACGTACCAATTCTTGTGCAGGGTTTGCTGAACGCTGGTAATAAAATGTCTTAACTCCCAGTTTCCAACCCTCTATTATTAATGAGTTTACATCCTTTGCCGAAACATCTGGATGTATGAGTATATTTAGCGATTGCGATTGGTCAATATATTTCTGCCTTGCACCTGCTTGCTGCACAATTGACAATGGTGTAATCTCACTAAAAGTCTTAAATACATCTTTTTCTTTTTGTGTTAGAAAATCTAAATGCTGGACAGACCCACCACGAACAAGAATAGATTTCCAAGTTTCGTCAGAGTTTTCACCATGGTCATGTAGACACGCTTTTAGATGTGGGTTTCTATAAGTAAATTTACCTTTTGCCAAATCCTTAGTAAAATAATTTGATGCGAGAGGTTCAATAGATGGTGATACTTGACCTAAAATAAATGAAGATGATGTAGTTGGTGCAACAGCAGTTCTTGTAAGATTTCTTTCACCTGTACCTAACATACCTTTTGGTTCGCCATATTCAATAGCAAGTTCTTTTGTTGCTTCAAGTGATTTATCATCAATAAATTTACTGATTTTCATACTCAACATTTGTGCCTCAAAAGATTCAAATGCAATCATTTTAGATTGTAGATATGTGTGCCACCCTAGTTGTCCAAGACCCAAGGCTCTCCAATGACTTGCAAAATTATAAGCAGAATGCATAAACTGAATATCTTTAGTCTTTTCGCAATACTCTTCCATTACAGCATCAAGAAACCAAACCATAGTTTCAACAGCATCAGTTTCGCACCATTCATCAAATGTAGCACAATTCATTGATGCTAGATTACAAACAAAAGACCATTCATCACTTGACGGTAGACAAATCTCAGAACAAAGATTAGATGCCCAAACTGGAATATTTTGATCTTTAAGAACTTGTGGTTTGTTATTATTTACGGTATCGGTAAAAAATAGATAAGGATAACCACTTTCTCTGCGCTTACGCAAAACTCTTGCCCACACATTTCTCTTATCACTATCACCAGCAATCATAGATTCCATCCATTCATCGCCAATACAAACACCAAGCGACAAATGCATAATTGAAGAACCTTCTTCACGACACTCAAGAAACTCCATAATGTCTGGAGAGTCAATGGGCATGTATGCCGCAAACGAACCCCTTCTAACTGATCCTTGAGCAACAACATCAACTTGAGTTTCGGTCAAATTCATAAAGTGAACAGGACCATCAGCAGTGCCACCAGACTTAATAGGTTCACCCCTAGCCCGAATAGCACCAAAATATCCAGATGTTCCAGCACCCATTTTTGTTTGCATACCAACTTCAGCATTTTTCATTAGGATTGATGCCATATCATCTTCAATGTAAACACCATTACATGAAATGGGCAAACCCTTCTTAGTACCAAAGTTAGACCATACTGGTGATGAGAGGGAATAAAATCCCCTACTCATATAGTCATAAAACTTGTCAGCAAAACCTTCTTTATCAAGGATAGTTTCTGCTGTCTGTGCAATATTCCGCACTCTTTCTTCAACGGTCATATTACCGTCAATATATCCACGGCTTAGAAAAGTCCGCGAATCTTCGTTTGCCCATTCAAATCCCATTATATAATCCCTTTAAAATAGATCGTCGGCAGTAATGCCTTGACCCTTTGCATATTCAACAGGTCTTTTCTGGAAAAAATCTGTCATATTAGCACCCAACAATTCTTCTTCAAACCAAAAAGTTTCGTCTACTAAATCTTGATCATATTTGATATCACTAGCATCAAAACCAGTTTGTTCAACTGATTCTGCCATACGATAAGCAATAAAAGATTTTAAAATATTAGCATCTAAACCCTTTACTGCATAGTCTCCCATAATCCAATCAATCACTTTACTTTCTGCTTTAAGTGAATCTATACATTCTTGCTTAACTCTCTGTTGCAGTTCTTCATCAAAATATTCTGGATACTCATTTCTAAGTGTTTGAATTAATTTAATGCCAACTTGAGCATGAAGCATTTCTTCATTTCTTGTATACTGCACTTGCTGGGCGCAATCTTTCATCACTGCTTTGTTTCTATTCATATGCATAATTATATAGAACTGTGAAAACAGACTTACGTTTTCAACAAACAATGTGAACAAGATAATCGAATATATGTACTGTTTTCGGTCATCATCATATACTTTATTGTTATATTTGCGTAAATAATTAACGCGATTCTTAATGACTTCCTCATTCATATTTTCCTCAAACACATGAGTCATGTGAAGAACATCAAGAATTTTTTCATACGCCATATTATGAATGACTTCAGAGTTTGCCATCGCATAACCCAAATCTTTGATGGAAGGATGAGGTAAATGTTTACCTACATCTGCCCAAAAACTTTTCACGGCGATTTCAATCTGACCGATTGCAGACATAGTGCGAACAACCATTTGCTGTTCTTGTTCTGTAAGATCAGTCTTAAACTGTGAGTAATCTGATCTAAAATTAAATTCTTCTGGTGTCCAAAAACCCTTCCAAATCGCCTCTATGAATTGTTTTGTCCATGGGTATAGGTCTGGTTTTCGTGCAATTTGTTCTTCAAATAGCATACGCATATCTCCGCTTTTTTTATATTTTGTTTTTATTCCGTACCATTATATAGTATTTTGAGTTACTTGTAAACACCAAATATGGTGGTTTACTAGACAATTTTTACACTATTAAGATGTGACATATAGACTTTTTAACGTATTGACAGAATCATACTATCGCTGTATAATAAGAAGAATCTTTATTGGGGGGTAATAGTATCCATTGTATCTTCTGCCTCAGTATAATATCTTTTATATGATGCAATGATGGATTGTTGTTGAGAAATATATGTTCTTATATCTGATAGATTTAAAGATACATTTTCATAACCTCTATCGGTCAAACCAAATAATACAAGTGGCCTTCCCTTGTCACTAATATCTGAAAATACTTTCTCATAATTTTCTGGAGTAATTAAAATCCACTCAACTTTTCTTTGAACCAATTCATCCGCTTCTGGTAATACTAATAACGGTTTCTCTATTGGTTTAGTTTTTATTTCTATTGGTTCTGGAATATCATTCCGACCCAGACAACCCGCCAGTGATGTTAAGATCATCATAAATCCAAGGACATTCACTATTGAACGCTTTGCCATTTTCTGCATTCCTTTCTTTCAAAGTTAATTCTGAACCTGATATAATTTCAAAGCACCTTAATGCTTTTTCACTAGCGTTGTTCACAACTCTTTCAACTAAATCAGGTTTTGCCTCTCCAAGCATTCCTATATCATGTTGTTGAATTTTTTTCAATAAAACTTTATTTCTGGTACGTGTTCTTCTTAACTCTTTATTTACAGTATCTAGGTCTGCATTAACTTTTTTTATATTGCTTTCCATAGAGAAAATAGTTGCGGTCTGTGTCTCAATCGCAACTTCTAATTTTGTATTATTTTCTTTGAGAACTTCTATTTTTGCTTGCATGTTATTCCAAGTGACATATCCAGCAAGTCCAACTGAACTTATTAACCCAATAACAAAAAGCATTATATAAAGTTTAAGCATTATCTTCTCTTAGATACTTCATCTGAAAATGCTCTAAACCTTTTAAGAAGTACGGTTTTACCTTCTTTTTGTTTTTTCTTATAACGCCTATCTGTAACATTTATAGGTTTTCCCAGAGGAAAATTCATATGGCTGGCAACATTCGCGGTATTGTTTGCTGCAATTTCCTCTGTAATTTTATTCTTTGTCATCCACTTTTCCTTGGTTGCGCTGGCGCACCCTTTTCTGCTTCGGCCTGTTTTAACCATTTTTTACCAGCAGCATTAGACACAGGCTTTTTAATAAACTTTGCTAAGTCTTTAAACCCTCTCTGAGCATCACGTTTCCAATCTTTTCCTTCAGAATTATCAACAATAATGAAATTGTTTTTAAAGACACTTTGATATTTACCTAAGTTATCTTGAACCTTTTGCCACATCTTTGTTACATTTTCCGCACCAATAGTTCTATCTCTATCTTTATCTCTTTGTATTGCAGTCTCAAGATTTGTATTTACAAAAACCATTGCTGTATCATAGCCTAGTTTATCAAACTCTTTTTTTGGACCGATAATTCTATCATAATCTTGACCAGTGCCATCAATAATAACACCTAACCTACCTCTGATATAGATTTCTTTCTGTTTATTTGTAAGTTCTAATGCTCTTAGTCTAATTTCTTGACCTTTATCGGACCAAATATCTTCTGGTGAAGTGGACATACCTGCTTTTTTTAGTAAGTTTTCATATGCAGTATCAATATTGTTTAATCTTAAACCCATTGCCAATAGTCCTAAATGACCTTTACTATTTGACGTTGCAATAAATGATTTTCCTGAACCTGGCCCACCAGCAAGAAAAACTGCTTTGAAAATTCCGGGATCATTAAGTCCTTCTGATAGATAATTTTTAAAACTTTTCATTACATTAATTCCTCTGCTGAAACGTATATTTTTTGGTTTGTTTTTAAGTGGGTTGCTTCGTATATATGAAGTCCAAATATATCACCAACAGGATTACAATCTTGTGATACTCTTATTTGATCTTTTGCTCTCACAACTTCCTCTATAGTGCTATTAACAACTTTATCATATTTTATTCTATAAACACCACTCGCAAGAATATTATTCTCTAACATAAACCATGTGTTTTCTTA